CATTCCAATAGTTATAGCGTCCATGATATATTTAGCAATATGAGGATGTATATGCATTATATGACATAGATATAAGCAAAAACACAAACCCATAATCCAAGAATCGCCATGCGAAGTCTCGGGCCCTCCTGAATACATTACTCCACAAATTATTCTCCATATATTACCAACTTGTAGAGTTATTTTATTCGTTACATGATACATTATATAAGTATACAGACGTTTCATAAATTTCTTTTGATCTTCATTCATCCTCTTAAAAGAAAAATATCTACTACCTGCCGCCAAATATACATACATCATCCAATCGGTGATGTGTTTATCAAGCGCGGTTATATCGCCATCTACCCATATAAGCTCATCTGACTCATAGTTCATAAACTTAGCAATTTCATACCATTGTCCATTATATGCTGAACAACCTATCTTAATAACATTACCTCTTTCTATCAACATACGATGTTCATGAAGAAGACTAGTGATTAAAGAAAGCGGAAGCGAGGGAATAAAAAACTCTCTAACTTTTAATTGAACTTCTAATAACTCAGAAAAAAGTTTTTCAAACCCGTACCTCCACTCACTCTTAAGTTTTGTAACGTTCAAATGCATAAAATCTGGAAATTTTCCATCACGCAAAGCACACATTATACGATGGGCGGCTCGAGCAGATGCCTCAAAGATATAAATTTTCTTTCCTGCATTTTTTACATTAACGGGAACTCCTCCATGTTCAGTTTTACCACTGGGTGCACATAAAATTCCACCAGAAGTATTTAACTTGATCAAATCAAGAAAATACTTAGGACTATAAGTGAAATCAAAAGCACCTACGAATTTATCACATTCTAACATCGACTCCAACATACGAACAGCAGGAGCTATTATTTGCCGAATAACCTGAAAAGAGTCTCCTCTTTTTGTACAGTCGACATTGAATTGTGATAAAAGCCTATGCTGTTTCGCAAGATTAACTTCATTAGTTGCATATACAGCTGTAGGCATACCTTTAAAACCCTCATACACTATAGCATCTATACTTAATCGTTCCATACAAAGTCCTACTAAGGAATCTTTTGGAGCTTTAGATATATTTAATAATTTATTGTATAAATACTCATCCAAATACTGAACATAAGGACGCAACTCAGGACTAGCAATAACACTAGTTTCCCTAATCGCGTTTACATGATCAGTTGGTGGTTGTATAGGTATTTGAGAGTTTGGAGTATAAAACTCTTTATAAAAATCGGACCAAGCTTCCCAATGGTCTTTCAATTTTTTTTACACTACCTGCTTCTAAATAGTACTTTAATATAATCTGAGAATATACAAATGCGTACATCTCCCGATCATTCTTAAATCTATAACGGCAAACAGTAAAGGTCTCAAACGTGGGGACACAAGATGATATCTCATAACCGCAATATCCATCGTGCTCTGAACAGTATACATCCTTCTTAAAATTCATTCGTCTCTCTTCTTCACTTCGTGTTGATCGTGTCTTTTGTCTATAAAAGAAGTAATCTGTAATTGATCGTCTAGGCAGATTCAGTTTCTCAAGAAATATAGAAAATGTTGAAATATAAGCAGTTTCCAGAGCAAGCGGGATTAACTCAAGG